GTGCGTCTGTGATAGGTAACCTTGGATACATATTGGGTTATACCATACCATCTGCGGGTGGTGGTGGGGGATCTTCGTATATCAAAGGGGGAACATCGAACATTTCCAATTCCAGCCCATCCTCCACACAAGGTAACCCAGCGTTTCTATGTACAGTTCCAACATTTACCACAAGAGGATACGCTAAGAACGACGGTTTTATTCGATTAACATTTTATAACTCAAGTGGTGCACATGCTGTAACGTCTCTGGTAACTATACCTGACGGATCTATTCAAGCACAGGAGTTTAACACCGGTAAGTATTTACTTCCATCCCTTATTAGTAATGCGTCTGCCTACGTGTTTTCATTTAGTAATTTGAGATCTGGAACACTAGCTGCCGGACTGTATAAGACTTGTGCCTATTCATATGACGCAAGTAGCTCAGACTACTCTTATTCTACCGTTTTTTACGATTATGGAGGAAGTGCTCATATGACAAACAATTCGGTTAGTGGAAGCTTACAAGAGTCAATACGTGCTTCTAACCAGTATTGGTTATCTAATACAAACGGGGCATTCAACTATGGAAATATTATGGTATCCGTAACAAAGATCGGTTAAAACCTTAGAGAATATAGTTCCATTATCATACAATGAGTGGTGTGAATATTATTCAAGGAAGCGTATACACTACCAGTTTGAATGTTAATAGCAACGTATCGGTGGGTGGAAATGTAACCATCGGAGGAAACGTGAGTGTGGCAGGTACCCTTACCGCAAATAACGTAACTGTTAACCCAACTACCTTAAACTTGACAAGTACCGACAATTCTATTACGGTTTCGGGGTCGGTTGCTACATATGAAATTTCTGTGAACGTCCCGGAAACCTTATCCGCAATTCTGGTAGGCGTAGGTCCTATCGTATCTCATGTGAATGGATTGCTAGGAGATATAACTCTCGGAAGTCTAGGATCTACGGTAAGCATAACAGTTACAGGAAATACGATCAATTTTGAAACCATTTCGGGCGGAGCTGCTCCTGGCTCGAATTATAGTGACTACCTTTTTTGGAATCCTGCAACAGGAACCTATGCTGTTGGAAGCCAAAACGTCCATATCGGAACAAATGCCGCTCTCACATCGCAAGGGGCAGGTTCTGTTGCAATCGGTAGTAACGCAGGTCAAACAACACAAGGTAGTGGATCGGTCGCAGTTGGCAGTGGTGCTGCATCTACAACTCAAGGTTCAAACTCCGTCGCTATCGGACTGAATGCTGGAAATACTACACAAGGGATATCCAACGTTGCAATCGGTATGAATGCTGGTCAGATAAATCAACGGAATAATGCTGTGGCAGTCGGTTCCTCAGCTGGAGCAACTAATCAGAATTCAAATACGACATCTATCGGATTTTCAGCAGGAACCTCAAACCAAAGTGTAGGGGCAACAGCAGTTGGTAGTGGTGCTGGATTTTCGAACCAAGGATCCGCCACAGTTGCGGTAGGATCGAATGCCGGGCGAACATCACAGGGAACTGGTGCAGTTGCTATAGGTAATGCAGCAGGTCAAACAACACAGGGTGCGAATTCCATTGCAATCGGATCCGGTGCTGGCTTTTTAAATCAACCAGCAAATTCAATCGTCTTGAATGCAACAGGTACAAGTCTGAACCCCGTAACATCCGGATTCTTTGTGAATCCTGTTCGATCTATAGCTTCTTCGCTTACCCTCGTATACAACCCATCGACATCCGAAATAGGTTATAACACTACACTTGGAACATCAAACTGGGCAAATTTTAAAGCAACTTCCAACGTTGATTTGAACGGGAACTATATTTTTTCATCAACGGGTGGTGGTGTAACTCTTCAGGGGAATACGGTCTTGGTGGGATCCACAACTATTTGCGAATCTTTAGGTGCGATTCTTCAAATATCAAACGATGCAAATATCAGTGTAGCGGGTTACATTGCATCAGGATATGATCGTGTAAAAATACAGACATGGGGAGCAGGAGGTGGGAATGGATGTAATATAACTGAAGTTGCGAATACAAATGTCGGAGGAGCGGGTGGATATACAGAATGTATGCTAAATCTTTCAAGTGCTTCATATATTTCAATCAGTGTGGGTGGAGCTGGTCCTAATCCACCAATAGGTTCAAGTTCTGGAGCCCAAGGAGGAAATTACGGTGGAGCCCCAGGTTCGTGTAATGCATTGGGAAATCCAGCCACACCGGGATTAGGTGGAGCCGGTGGCGGTGGTGCCACAATTGTTAGAACCAATAACGGTATTGTTACAATTGCGGGCGGGGGTGGTGGAGGCGGATCAAGTACGGCTCAATCCTACGGCGGAAATGCGGGAGTAGTTGGGTTACCGGGTTATTCAGTTACAGGTGGAGCAGGTGGAGGATCCTCGATGGGAACGGGAGGGACTGGAGGATCACGCTCTGGATTTTTTTCTGGAAATAACGGAGGTACGGGAGTAGTGACTCCTACCAGCTTTCAAGGGGGTGGACCTAGTTTACCAACAATTGGGTATACAGGTGGAGGTGGTGGGGGTGCTGGATGGGGTGGTGGAGGTGGTGGAACCGCAACTGCAGGAGGAGGTGGCGGTTCTTCGTACATTAGACCTTCCCCTTTCGTAATTAGCTCATCTAATTTTGCACCATCGGCGGTTTACGGTCAACCATCCTATACAGACCCTACATTCACCAATGTCGCTTCAAATGGATTAAGCGGTGGAGTTATCCTAACCTTCTTTAATTCAGCAGTTAATCAATTAGCACCTGCTCTCACAGTTACTAACTCTGCCATTCGTGCACCTGAATTTAACAGCACTACACAGCTTACACCATTCTTACCATCAAATATCAGTTCTAATTTAACAGTACCTCTGAATACTCCGGGCGTTTATCAGTGTTTTTCGTATTCTAGTGATTCAAATGCATATATGGCAACAAGTGTTATCAGCGTGAATTTTTTAGGAAACGCCTTTCTAACAACTACCGTTTCTGTTCCGGCTCCAGGATTAACTGTTTCTATTTGCGGTGCGTCTACATACAACATAAAAAACGATACGTCTGTTCCGGGTACTGACCTCTCAAATATCATAACAAAGTATACCAAGCTAGGTTAGAGTTTTGCCATAACTTTATGAATGGATACAACAGAAACACCACAGCTTTTCGAGAATGTTTTGACGAATGATTTGGGGTCGGGAATTCCATCTGTCAGAACGCGTGCGATCAACCCAGCTACCATCACTTTTGGGGTATGTTCAAGCTCTTCATCTGGGGACTTGAACATGTTTTGGATGGACTCTAAAATTTGCTGACGTTGATCTTCGGTAATCGTCATGCCATTCATCATACGTTCTGCCAAAGAAAGTTGTGTCATCATAAGAGGATTATCAATCTTCACCTGAATATCAAAACGCTGAATTGCTTTACAAAGTGATCGTGTACCAACATTCACCATATTGGCGATTTCTTCGTGTGTTCGTGAAACACCGTTGCGACGACAAGATACGAAGAAGACTGCTCCAATCAGAGCCCTCCGTGTTTCTCCCCTTAATTTCAGGGCATCTTCTTGTCCCTTCAAAAGAGTACACGCATCTACCAAGATTGCTTTGGGAAGACCGGCACGATAGGCGTATGTTTGGCAAATATCAAGAGCAGCAATCCACGATCTCTCTGAACATGAAGCCAGTGCCCATGAAGACATCCGAATAATTTGCTTGAATTGCGGAGATGTACATTTGATGTTCATCGCCATCGAGCCGTAGGATGAATCGGGTAAAAGAGCGTTTGAAGCAGAACCTGTACGGCACGGATCTTCATTACGATCATCCGCACCATAATACCGCCATTCAGGTCCATCATCAATTTGCTGTTCTAGGATGGTTCCACACCCACAACAGACAGATTGTCCATCTTCAATACACCTTTTTTCGTGATCACACATTTGTTACTGGATATGTTACAGCATACAAGTAGTCCGTTTTACCTATCATTTCCTCGCTAAATATGAGAATGCGGATTCATCGTATACAAACGGTCTGTAATCGGGTCCTGTTTTTGGAACAGTCGCTTTTGCTATATCTTTTTTGGAAGGTTTCATCCAGGATATAAAAAGAACAGACGGCGGTGTTTTCCATACTTGAAATCCTTGTTCAATGAGTGTATCATAGACAAACTCAATTGCTTCTTTATGATCGTAGAGGGGATACCCAAATACAAAGGAAGGAACATCAAACGCAAAATACGGACTTTCAGGATTTACCGTTGCGTGAGTTTTTATAGATTGAAAAAGGTTGTTTAAAACAGGTTTCATTGCTCGCATTCGATTCAGTTTTTGTTGTTCACTTTGCTTGTGTAGCTCCTTCGCTTGAAGCATCGTACTACTCTCTTTGGTGAAAAGATAATGGGGCGTTATACCCGATTATGTTTGAACGGAGGAGGTGTTCGCGGCATGTTACAAGTTGGTGGCATCGACGCATATTTAGGAATTGTTGGGGAATCCTACCCATACAAGATCTTTACAGACGGTGTTCATGGCATCTCGATCGGAGCAATCATCTGTACATTTATCGCATTCGGTTTCAGTATACAGGAGATCACCACAATCTTTGAAAAATTCCAGGTTATAGATCTAGTTTCTCCACCAAGATTGCAAACGCTTATCGATTATTACGGAAATAAAGGGCTTGATACGGGTGATAAAATACACGAAAGTTTGCGTAAAACGTTTTTGGAAAAAGGGTTGATATTTGACGATCTTACGATTGGAGATGCTCTTATTCCTCTTTTTATTGTTGGTTCAGATCTCAGTCGATCAAAACCCGTAGTGTTTTACAAGAAGATAAAGGTATGGGATGCGGTGAGAGCCTCCATCTCACTACCGATGGTATTTACACCCCACATAATCAAAGGACGTGTATTTGTGGATGGAGCGATTTCGTGTTCCCATATTTTGTATACAGTTCCTCACTCTGAACGCACGAATGTCCTATGTCTTTTACCATCCAATGTCCAAGAGGGTGATGTGGAAAAAATGAACGTGTTTGCGTTTATGAATCAGATCACAGGGGTTCGTTCAAATAATTTAATGCGAACAATGAAAGGAAGGTATCCCAACAACGTTTGTGTTCTACATGAAAATACTACCAATATGATGGATATTGATGCGGACAAGACATATTTATTTCAGACTGGTCGAAATTTAGCTTTGTCCTTCTTTTCCGAGAGCTGCGACGAGGAAGGCTCTATACGCAGTAATGTTTGCAGGTCCTAGATATTCATACATTTTCTCGGATGTTTCAAGTTTGTATGTTGGGTAGGCATCCACATTATAAAGCGAACAATCCTTCTTCTTGGAATCACAATCCACAAATACGATGTCAACATGTTTGTTTCCGTAGGTATATCCTCGTTCATCAATCAGACCTTGGAACTGTTTCATCGCATCTACGGCATCGCGGCTGTATGGACACCATTTTACATGAAAGATTTTGAATGTAGCACTTTTTGTATCCAACTCATTCGGCTGAACAAGGGGTAGTTCAATAACACGACTGCCTGGAAGAAAGCCACGAAAAGCCCAATATAGAAGCACAAAGACAACCAGTACCCCGATTGTGAACCCGGATGTCAATAGAAAGGAATAGAGCAAATCATTCATTATAAACTATCTTGGAAATGTTACGCTCTTTTTTGAACCATTGGGGGTAGCCAGTGCCGTTTTTAATCTTCATCCACGCTACTTCAAATGTAAGACGTTCGGGTTCAAACGGCTTTGGCAGGATTTTGAACCATTTGCCATTGTATCGAACGAGTGGCTCCATACTTGTATGCTGTTCCTATTACGAAAATCAGTGTATGTTTATACAGTGATGTTCCCATTGTTGATCGTCCTTTTTGCTCTTGCTGGATACGCCGTTGGGATGCTTTTGTACACATCGTATGCGACCGAATCTAGCCAATAATAAGCAATCCAATACCTACTACGTAGCCGTACATAAACTCTGCGATATCGATTACCACGTTTGTCTCTTGATTATCGTAAAGCTGATACGCCATAAACAAGGTTATAATCAATTTTGGGAATTTGGAAGCCAAGATCCCAAAAACGATATGCCAAAATGAGTTCCACCCGTCGGTGTATACGCCTCTCATTTTCTTCGTCTGCGAGCTTATATCTGGCATCCCCTAATGTTTAGTTAGAAGCGGGGAAATCCTACCAGATTTGCACCGATACCGAAGCCGGCACCCGTGCGTGCCGACGAGCCCACCGACGGCGCATAAATGTCGAGGATGGCGAACACGGCGAGGGCAGTTAGGGCAATCGTGCCGATCTCGTCTACACGCAGCTTCTTGCCTGGCAGCAGGTAGCACGCCACAGCCACGGCGAGACCCTCCAGGGCGTACTTTACAAGTCGCTTCAGCAGGTCGCCAAAGTCAATGCTCATCGAGGGTGGCGCAGGAGCTTTCTGAGAGTCAGCCATTCTGTTTTATATTCCGGTAGTGAGATTTTTTTACGTTGTTGGCAATAAATGGATTGGGGCTTCTTCTACATTGTCTCACTGTCCTTAATCGAAATATTTGGGGATTTTCAGCTTCGTTTTTTTGCTAAAACAAACAACGATAACCATCTTGCGTTGGGTATTGTTGGTTATGTTGGGGTGGTCTACTTTTTAATTCAATCACTTCGCTTTAACAATGTGTTGTACGTCAATGCGATGTGGGACGGAGTGTCTGGACTACTTGAAAGTATAGCGGCATACGTTCTATTGGGCGATCGTCTGACTTCGGTATACCAGTATATGGGTGTGGCGTTCGTGTTTGTCGGGTTAACACTCCTACGAACTTAGGGACACCGCTCGATACACGAGGCGGTGAGTAAAGTGCCACACCACCGCAAACACGAGGGCATGGACACCCGCCACGGCGAGCTTGCTTCCATTAGGAGGCAGGCGGAGGAGGACACCAGGGGTCAGCACAAAGAAAAGAGCAGCAGCATACAGACTCATCCACATCATTTTATGTTAAAACGCACAAAATTATTATTGCGTAACGGTTTTAAGAAGACACGCGGCGGTCAATATAAATGAGCACTCCAATTACACTACCTAGTCGCGAAGATGATGGAACACTCATCGATTACCTAGACGAGGATCCCGAGCTTCCAAACCAGCGATATGTGATTGTTTCATTCATGTCTCCCGAAAAGGTGGTCAAGCGAAAGGAGCAGTACTTTTTCGAGAAGTTTATTGAGTGGATGGACTATGACTGGAAGGTAGAGGGTCTTGACCATTTTGCTGCCTATATTTCCAAGAAGTACGAGGTACCTATCGACAGCATTATGGCAGATATGAAGGAGTTCAAGAAGACACATCATTCTGAAATTCGCAAGACAGATGTTCCTGAAAAGTACTCGGTGTTTCTTCTGAAGCACGAGAAGGAGCTCCAGGAAGCATTTGATAAGAGCGTAAACTTCAACTGCAACATTCGTGGAGTCAAGGTACGCCGAGCATTTCCTTCGTATGAGGAGTCTCAGTTGTGGTGTAAGGTTTTGCAGCGTAAGTATCCCAAGGACAATATTGTGATTGGCAAGATGGGATGCTGGCTACCATGGGATCCCTCGGAGCACCTCATGGACAATGTCGAGTACGCAAATAGTCAGCTGAATGAGATTATGCGAAAGTACAAGGAGAACGAGTCCAATCGCGAGCTCTTTTTCGCAGAGGAGCGTGAGCAGTCAATGAAGGCACAAAAGGAGGAGAATGCCAAGCGTAAGGCTGCTCTTGCTGCTGCCTCCGTTATGACGGCACCTGCTGTTCACCCAGCAGAGGGTGCTTTGCGAGATGCGTGATTACATCCTATCTTCTCGTCCCTCTCCCTTTCGCACATAAATGGAAGGTCCTTTCTTATCTTGAATCATAGTTTGGTTGTATTCGGAAGCACCCAAAATAGCGGATGAAAAAGGTTGATTGTTCTGCCACAAAGAAGGATTACACAGCCGAAAGGGTGGATGATCCTGTGCCTTATACCAAAAAACTTGATCTTGAAGGCGGTTCGACTGAACCCCGTTGCAGATTACAAGACATTCGTAATTTTCCGTACATTGATCCATAAATTGACAAAACATGTCAAAGGTTGGAAACATACCGGCATAATTCTCATAAATTCTCCTACGATTACCCAAAATAGTTTCACGCAGAATAAACACGAAATCCACGTTTGTTCTCAGGTTGGGTGTGATACCAAGTGGATACTGCATTGTAATCATCGTTGACAAATCAACGTGACGTCCGTTCATAAACACATAACGCGTCGATTCTTCTTTAATCCAACTGCCATCGTACAAACAATCATCCAAAATTAGAAATGCTCTTGGATCAATCGAAGATGAACCGCTTCCCCCACTTGATTTGTTTCGTGCTTGTTTTAGTGATAACTGTCTCCGAATAACGTTTGTAACAATTTCGGGCTTGTATTTATCATGAATGAGTTTGGATGGAACCATATGCTGAAAGAATTCATTCGCTACTTCCGTTCCGGATATAACAGTACCGATCGGATAGCATTCTTGTGTATGAAAAAGTATATCGCGTACCAAGAACGATTTCCCCGTATCTTTCTTACCAATAATCACAATCATTGGAGATTTGCGTGAATCGGGAGCTGTGCGATCTTTTATTACATTCATGTTGAATTTTGATATGTTGAAGTCCATTGTTGCTATCACTATGTTTGTTTTTCCTGCTACAAACACAATGGGAAAGTATGCGTATACAGTCCATCCAAAATCAGGGATGATGTGGTCCGATATTATGCCCCTAACAACAAACATAGCTATTCTTGCGGTTATTTATGCCTTTTTAGGCTCGATGATGTCGTTTATACTCTACTATTTGTTTGATGAGTATGAACCGGATAAGAAGAACAAAGTATGGGAAGACAAATCATTCGTGTTTCACATGTCCGATCTTATCATTGAGATTGTGCTAATTTCATTAGCATCATTTTGGGTTGTCTATTTTATTAACGAACACTTTCCGATCTTTCCGGTACGAAAACATATGTCTCACTACATTGACACCTATTCAACCGGACTCTTTTTTATGTATACTATTTTCATCTTTGTGGATTCGTTCGGAAGAAAGCTGAGATACATGTATTCAAGATATCTATCTCCGCATTTTGATTATTGGTTACCACAAGAAGGATCCATTGTCAATTGTAGTTTACATTATCATCAAAACGGATCGGGGTCCGGCTCTCAGAAAAATGAATAGCATAATCCGAAATGAGCTACACTTCCGTCAACTTCAACAATTCGTCCTGGATCAACAAGCAGCTGGAGTCTTATGGTGCGCGAACATCCGGTTCGCTTGAGCAGCGCCAAGAGCGTCTTCATCGTTTCATGTCTGCAGAGGAGAAGATCGCGCTTCGTACCCCGACAAAGCCTCGTGCTTCGCCGGCAGTTGCTCCTCCCGCACCTCGTAAGCAGGCTCGTACTGGCATCATCCCGGCTATCCTCATCGACAATGCCGAAGATGAGTATGAGGAGCTTCGTATTCTAGCAGAGGCGGCTGGTATGGCAGAGGAGAACGAGGAGGCTGATGACGAGAACGATTCGGATTACGTGCCAGAGGAGGAGGACGATGACGACGATGTCTCAATGGTTGGCGATGAAGATCTCACAGAGGAGGATCACGTAGAGCTGGCTATCACGGATACGTGGCAGATCTACTTGCTCGAGAAGAGTCGCCGTGCTCTTCGCGAGTTGTCGGATCTAGTCAGCCAGCTACGCACCATCCGGCGTGAGCAGGCTCGTGCCGACCGAGAGTAAGAACGTCGCGGGAGACTGTGGATTCCCAAAGTAACAGGCGAATATAATGAGAAAATCAGAGTTGAGAACCTCTGTCGTCCCACTAGATGTCCAAAAGGTCTCAAACATGCAAGGACTTAAAGAACAAGCAGAACAACACTGGGATCTTAAACGCATTCAGGCGTTTTTTCCTTCTTTGGAAGAGCTGTTTAAGATGGATTCAATCCGAAGCCCATACAATTATGGATTGAAAGTACGTAATCCAATTCAAACAATTAGCGGTCCTTCTTCCGTATATATCGGTGGCATTCAACATCACATTCACAAAAAGGTCACAATGATATTACCTTCGTATCGCATTATGCGTGGTGATTTTGGTACATCAGGTCTACCTTGTGAAAAAGAGAGTTCTGCACAAGAATACAAGCGTATTCATTCAATCCACAACGCAGCATATGTAGGATCACTTGCCAACGTACTTTTGTCTGAATCAGGATGTGTTCATTTCCCAGAAGTATACGGTGCTTTCACAGGAATTGCTTCCAAGCATGTCTTGGATATTTCAGACGATTATGATGATTTGGCAGATCGTCCATGGTTTATCCAAAACTTGGGGCATTTTTTTGATTTGAAATTACGTTCGTTTCCCGAAGATTCTCCAAAACCCGCTCTTAAAACAGACGACTCCGACATTCTTTTGGAAGTTGAAGAGTTAGAGCCTATCCAGTCGCCGGAACCGATTGTGTTGCCAGAAGAATCCAGCGATGAATCCGAAGACAGCGAACTAGAATCAAATGACCAGAGTATGTCAACAGGCTACGTATTTGGAATTCATACCTGTTCAACTGGAACAAATTATCACGCAGATGGTATTGGATTTGAAGATGATGAAGATGAAGTATTTGCAGAAGCAGTGTTTAAAGATGTTCCTGTACAGGTGACAATCATGCAGAGATGTGATGGTACACTGTATAAACTGCTAAAGGAAAACACCTCTGTTCAAAAAAGAATTGCGTGGATTGCTCAAATCGTGTTTTCTCTTGCGTATGCCCAGCGGTACTACGGTCTTGTACACAACGATCTACATGTGAATAATGTTATGTATATTTCTACAACGCGTGAGTATCTGTACTACAATGTTGGAGGAAAGCAGTACCGTGTTCCAACATACGGCTATATCGTAAAAATCATTGATTTTGATAGAGCGACCTACTCCGTTCGGTTAGCAGGAATGCGTGATCCTCGATTCTTTATGTCCGATCATTTCGATGTGAATGAAGAAGCAGGTGGTCAGTATAACTTGACACCCTTTTACAACCCTAAATTTCCAGAGTTTAAGCCGAATCCATCGTTTGATCTTGTACGGTTAGCTACATCCATCTTTTGGGATTGTTATCCAAAAGGTCCTTTTGAAGAAGAGTATTTGGCAGATCCTTTATTCAAATTATTGATGAGCTGGACAACTCTTCCAGATGGAACATCGGTTCTTTTTAGAGATCTCGCAGAAAAGGATACACACGAAAGATACAGAGGCTTCCATCTTTACAAAGCGATTGCTCGCTACTGTAAAAATACAGCGATTCCCCGTATTCAGATTGATCTTGTGGCAACTCCGTATTTATATGCCGAACGTATACCGGTCGGAGAGCCTTGTTTGATTGTAGAAGCCTAGAATGCCGGCTTTCCTACAAACATGTCCTGAGCAGTCTCAACTGCTGTGCTGATAACCTCCGTGTCGCCTACAGCATACAAGACACCACCCGTGAGTGCAGCAGAAAGAGTGCCTAGTTTGAGAGCATCCGCTGTCTCGATAGGCTTCTGGCGAGTGTATCGTTCAACCACATACAACACAATCGTTGCAAATACAACAATTGCCAGTATTGTCAAGGACGATGTGCTAAACATCTTTATTCACAATCCTCCTTTCTTTCATAATTTCAGAACGAGAGCCTCTTCGGATGGCACGAGCTCACCAACTTCTTCCGATTCTGATTCAGGCTCCTTATCAAGCGACTCGAACTCAATTTCAGTAAGTTCATCCGATAACTGGATTGGAGGACCACCTTTTTCTGACTCGGATTCCGATTCTGAGTCGGAGTCTGATTCCGAATCTTCAAACTTTACACGTGGCTTATCCTCTTCCATTTCAGTCGGCTTGATTGGAACCTCCTTTTCATTGTGTGTGGGTTCCTTGAAATAGTTCTCAACAATACTCTTCCACGGCAAGAACGAATCGAGTGTTGTGTCAAGACAACCATCTAAAATCAAATCAAGCTCTTTACGATTACGTGCCTGCTGCTCCGTGCTTGTACTGTATGTTTTGAACAGATATGCGTTCTGCCAAGACTGTCTCGCAGCTTCCTTGTAAAGTGCGTGTATGAACCGAGGAAGAGGAGGTCGTTCAAACTCAACTTCGATATTATCCTCGGTACTCTTGTACTGAACAGACGCGAATGCTCTCAGATACGTCACTAAAACACCCGTCAACATCTCTTCGAGGTACGAACACCCCGAGGCAGTCTGAATACGCGAAACCTCTGCGTTCAGCCGATCATCATCCCACTTCGGAATATATGTCAGTAAATTCTGGAAAGTTTTCAGAGTTTGGTCAATCTGTCCATTCTTCTCGCAAACCACCTTGGCATTGTCGTATACACTCCATAATCCCTCCGTTACATAGGGCATAACCATCAAGGAAAAACGATTCCGTATATGCTTCTTGGCGAACTGAACCTCAGCCATTTGTGTTTGAGTAGCGGAATCCTAATTGTATAATGAACGCCACAACTCAGGCTCCTTGGGGGCATAATCAATCAGTAGTTTTTTGACACTTGGTACATCCAGTTTTAGAGGGAAGTTGGTAGGAATACTGAACTTGTATTTGGATGCTGTATCCGGATCAGAAATTCGCAAGAGATTTACTCGGGCAACAATCGTTTCAACAATCCGAATCAGCGAACGCATACCCTGTTCGTTCTTTGAATATTCCGAAATAATATAGTCCGCTGCTTCTTCGGTCGCCGACAAATCCTCCCTCCGGATTCCCGCATTACCCAGAATCTCCGGCCACACATAGTTGGCAACAATAATCTTCTTTTCAGGATCTTTATATCCCGAACACTGGATGATAGTCATACGGTCTTTCAAGATAGGATTGATCTTGCTTTCGTCGTTATAAGAGAACACAAACAAGCACTTTGAAAGATCAAAGTCGATACCCGCAAAGTAGCGATCGTGAAACTGGGAGTTTTGGGTACGATCGGTTAGATGAATCAGGAGAGAAGCAATCTCTTCGCCATGCGGCGTTCCACTAATCTTGTCAAGTTCGTCAAAGTACAAGACAGGATTCATACACTTGGATTGAATGATGGCGTCAATGACACGACCCCACACAGATCCCTCATATGTGTAGGAATGACCAATATAATGAGCGATATCAGATGCTCCACCTAATGAGAAGAACATAAATGGTCGTCCAAGAACATTGGCGATACCGTTACGGGCAAAGGAGGTCTTGCCAGTACCTGGCGGTCCCGTCATAGCAATACAGTTGCCAATCGATGAAGGGTTGGATACCCATTGGGCAAGTGTTTGCATGATCTGCATCTTTGCAGGTTCCATACCGTAGGTAGCTTTATCGAGAATTTCTTTAGATTTCTTTACAAAATCGGCACACCTTTCTTGTCCGTTCACCAAAGTCACTGGTAGAGGAATTGATTTGCCGAATGGTACTCGGAGAATTGCTTCAACCCATGCCCGCAACTTTTGCGATTCACCACTATCGGTTCCCATTCGTGTCATCGTATCAATCTTACGAATGATGATGGCTTTGATTTCATCTGTGGTATCCAGATCCAACACTTTGAATTTGAATGGTGTTTCTGTATCGCCAATATGCTGCTCGATACTTTTCATCAATCCCAGCATCTTCTTTGAATCACGACGATTCAAATCGTCAAAGTATTCACGTTCCTTTCGCGATAAGAACAGTGGAGGAGATTCCGCAGATTTCTTTGCTTTCTTTTGCGAACGACCGGTATCTTCAATGATGACAAACGCTGAATCAGACTGTCGTTTACGACCGTACGAACCACCCAAAGTTCTCGCAAGAATACGAGCAATATCTGTCTCGTTAAGCTCGTCGTCTTCTTCCTCTTCCTCTTCCTCATCTTCATCTTCATCCTCCTCCTCATCTTCGTCGTAATCTTCGTCTTCGTCATCCTCCTCGTCCTCGGTAGGTTCGGCGTTAGCGTGAATATGGATTTTTACAGAAACAGGTACATTGGTAGGCAAGGTGATACCGTGAACTTCACGTGTCTCCTCTTCTGTATCTGAATCAGTCTCATCCTCTCCCAAAGCAATGGTATCATCATCTACCCAACGGATTTCTCCACTGTTTTTGCTACGCAAATTGTAGCGTTTCTTACCTTCTGAAGAAGACGATGACTTCTTGGGAGATTCTGGGGGTCCTGCGGGTGCTGCGGGTGCTGCGGGCGCTGCGGGCGCTGCGGGTGCCGCCTCACCACTCTTCGTGCGTCGTTTTTTGAGTGTACGATCCATCCTTACCAATTACTTAGAAAAAGACAATTTTTGAATTCATTTTGTTCTCTTTAAACAATATGGCAGATGCCGTTATTGCGGCACTTGCCGACAAAGCACAAAACATTCAAGATCGTGAATCTGCAACTGATCCTTCGATCTCAAAAATACTAGGAACAGTAAAGAAATTTATTCAAAAATCGAGAGTTATGTGTTATGGTGGTACTGCCATCAACAACTTGCTTCCAACCAAACAACAGTTTTATGACCCGAATTATGATATTCCAGACTATGATTTTTATACGGAAACTCCCCAGTTACACGCAATGACTCTTGCTGATCAGTTCGATGCTCTTGGATACAAAAATGTTGAGGTGAAACCAGGTGTTCATCTCTCAACATTCAAGGTATTTGTCAACTATAATGGCGTAGCTGATATTTCGTATTTGGAACCTGCGATTTTCAAAGTATTGTGGGACGAAAATGTAGTGCGAGACAAAATACACTATGTTAGTCCGAACTTTTTGAGAATGTCAATGTACCTTGAACTTTCAAGACCCCGCGGCGACGTTTCTCGATGGACGAAAGTTTATAAACGACTGATGCTTCTCAACAAAGAATTTCCAATCGGATGCTCAAAAACAGTAGACGATGAAGAACATACCTTGTCAAAAACACATCGCAGTAAGATTGAACACATACTTCAGAACAAACCTGTTATTTTGATGGGAATCAAGGCTACTGAACTTCACTCCAAATCTCACCAAAATGTTTGGAAAGTACCGATTGATGTTCTTGTTGAACCCGCAAATTTCAAAGCATATTCGGATGCGTTCGCAGATGTATGGGGTGACGCGACCTCCATTACAGAATATGCTCCCTACGCCGAACTTTTGCCTAAACATGCCGACATTGTTCATAAAGAAACCGGTCAGTTACTCGTACGCGTATTTGAGACAATGGCGTGTCATAGTTTTCACGATTTGAAAAGCGGGATGCGGGTTGCGTCTATCCCCACACTCCTCCAATTCTTTTTCGCATTTGTGTATGCCGATGCTCACTACATTGAAGGCTATGATCAAAACAGAATCGTTTGTATTGCCCAAAGACTGATGGACTTGGCACACTCACAAGGCAATCGTCGTTTTGATCTCTTGACACCGCTTGAATGTATGGGCAAGCAAGAAACACTTCTGAGTATGCGAGCAGAAGCAATCGAATTACGCAAAAAGACTGAGAGAGACTCCGATGATTTTTTACGCTTGTTTTTCACCTATTCTCCATCTACTACGTCCGCTTCTAAACGAAAAACACTCAAACAAAAGCTCACAAAAACGAACATAAACAAGACTGAACACAAATAGACAGTATGTTAACTCGGAACGGATACAAGGTTGAGAAGAATCCGGATACTGAAAGTTTACGCAAGCAATTAACAGTGAAACCCTATGTGCCTTCTGTATTCGTGCGTCCTCAATATGTTAAGGCATATAAAGTCTATCATGAAACCGAAAGCTTCATCTACTTACCCAAACAGTTTGGTATCGCACGTTTTGGAACACCCGAATCATCAGGGCTCACAAGTACAGCTGGAACTACCGAACATTGGGATTTTAAAGGACAACTTCGAGAACAACAACTCGGAGTGGTCGGAAAGTATTTATACCCCGCCCCACATGACGGTATGATTTGCCTTCAAACAGGTGGTGGAAAAACAGTGTGTGCTCTTTATATCGCTTCTGTTCTCCGAGTAAAAACACTTATTGTTGTCCATAACACATTTCTGAAAGATCAGTGGGAAGAACGTATCAAGTCCTTTCTTCCATCTGCTCGTATTGGTCGTATTCAAGGCGAAGTTACCGATGTTTCTGATAAAGATATCATTATCGCAATGATCCAGAGCATTTCCATGAAAGAATATCCCAAAGAGGTGTTTGCGGGTATTGGTCTGACAATCGTGGATGAATGTCACCATATTGCTTCCGAAGTATTCGTTCAAGCATTCCCCAAAATCACCGCACAACATATGTTGGGTCTTTCTGCTACACCCGATCGTAAAGATGGTCTGATGTACGTCATTGAATGGTTTCTTGGTCCTATCCTATTCCGCTCCGAAAACACCGACAAAGAAGATTCACAAATTAGAGTGGAAGTGTTTAATCACGATCCTTCGGACACACATTTCAATACGGTTGTTTACAATACCCAAGGCGTTATGAGTACTGCTCACATGATCAACAAACTTACAGAGTTTGTACCACGAACAAAGTTGATTGCCTCTATTTTAGAAGACATTCTTGCCCCAGGTAGACAAGTATTGGTCTTGTCCGATCGTGTTCAGCACTGTAAAGACATTTTGGAAGCTCTCTCTCCTTCCGTAAAAGAAGAAGCGTGTATTCTTGCCCAAAGTGTTGCTGCTCCAAAAAGAGCAGAATGGTGTGCGACTAAAAAGATCTTGATTGCTACTTATTCAATGTGTAAAGAAGGATTTGATGTTTCAACTCTGAACACTCTCGTAATGGCAACTCCACGACCGGATATTGATCAAATTGTTGGTCGGATTCTCCGTGTTGAAAAGGATAAACGAACAGTTCATCCTTTGATTGTAGACATTGTTGATACGACGTTTCGACGCCAGTTTCAACAACGTTTGGCACTGTATAAAAAGCGAATGTATACTGTGGATATTATGGAAATAGAATGAAAACTAATAAAAGCATAAAGAGTGTGCTGATAAGTATCTGAAATGTATTTCTAATGCTATTCGTAGCGGGGAAACCCATCATCGCCAATACGGGATCCAATATGGTTATATCTTCCCCGTGTAATCTACGTTCAGTTTTTGTTATGGGACATCCACGATTGTGGACATGTAAGTAGAAAAATGGTATATAGAATATCAGGATATACGGTCTTATAGGTCCTACAAACACCAACAATAAGAGTAAAATTACAAAGACTATGTGTGCCCTGTAAAGGAGGTAACCTGCTTTTTTTCGATTAGGCTCGATTGCGAGGACGAACCTCTCCATTACTTCTTCTCAAGTAAAGAACGGCTACACAAAATGTACAGAAACAGAGCATTCACAAGAGGTAGAGCCAGCACAATAAACGACCGGAACAACAGCATCAACCCGCTTCTTCCTCGCGAAGATATGAACAGGGAGATATCGGAGAGTAGAACAATACCTGCTCCAATCGCAACGAGCAGAAACACGATGTAAAAGTAAAAGCAAATCGAGGTGTTGGAAATAGACTGCATCCACTGAGGCTCCACGGCGTTCATTTTATGTTATAGATTCGGAATTTAAAATCCACCTGCCCCGTCTTCATCTCCACCCACTTCAAATTCTTCTCCGTCTGCGGCTCTTGCTCTCCGATCACCATAATCTCCATAATCAGCAAGCAATTCTTGTCCGTCTGCATTAACAGGTACTTCACCTTGTGGTCCATCATCACGCTCATCATTCAAACCTTCATCCGGTATATCTCCTGCTGCCTCCACTTCTCCAACCGGGAGTACCAACTCAGGCTCTAATTCTGCCGCCAATTCCTGAACAAACAATTCACGATCGCTTTTTGTTATCAAATACGGTGCCAATCCTCTATCAATCAACGTCTTGGTTATTTCACGCTGGGCATCCGGCATATTTCGCATTCTAGATTTGAATGCTTCTCGTTCTTTTGCCCGCAATGTATCAATCACTTTTTTGGATTCATCAATCTTTGTAAGGATCGAACGCACCGATAAATTCTCAGTGAGAGATCTCTCAATGTTTGCTTTTACAGTTGGATCGGCAACTGCTTTCCCAACAAATTCTACCAAAATACCCTTGAAGTAATCACGTAACAGCGACGGTTCACCCATCGCTCTTTCGACGGGTATTCGGGTGGAACGAACATATCCTTTCAAATCTTGGGAAGAAGTGGTTGTTTGTGCCGCAGTATTCAACCATTCAAGTAAAATTGATCTTAATAACTCTGAACTTTCCGACGTCAGAATCTTTTTGAGAAAGGGTATTTCTGGAACTTTTAGTTTAATACGTCCTCGTACTTCGTCTGTGGTTGGAGAATAGTCCGCGATATCGGTATGAAACGGAATCACTCTTTTTGCTTTTGTAGATGCTCGTAACGGCACTTCAATCTTGATTTCTTTTTGACGAAATGAAAAGGGTGTTGAAGGTGTTAACCACGGAAGAGAGGGATCTGTACACCGAAAACGTACCTGTTCTTTCCCAGATATTTTAGCGGTGGGTGCTAAATTTTGGACTTCGGGACCTGGATTCACAATCGGTGGTTGAAAAGCATTTTTTAGTACGTAGGAAACATCTACCGAATCTACAAGATCCCTCGACTCTTGTAATTTTGTTGAAAATACAGGAATAAACTGTTTTGTTAATGAAGTTGTTACAACTTTACGAACACCTTTTCGATCATTCAAGAGTGTCCGCAACAAAACAACCGATGCTCCTTTAAATGTGGAGGGATATTGTTCAAAGGTGTTGGTGAGTACACGCATAAGTCCGTCAATGAGTGGAGCATCGGCTATATCAGTAGTATCTCTTGGAAACCCCCGCACAATAAGCGGCTTTCCACCAAATGAACGACGAGGTAAAAGTTGAGGTCGGTGTGTTTGCATCAAAATCACAACCGCATTAAATCCAAATACAGCCAGTGCTAAATCAACATCCGATTTCTGTTTAGCAGTTAGTTTCTTTCCAGCTATTTTAGCATTTACTTTTGCTGATTCTGATCTCGCATAATCCAATACAGGTTTTAGTTGATCTTCTTCTGGCAAAATTTGTAAGAGCGACAAAAGAAGGTACAGAATATCTTCGGCAGGTTCACCTAAATCAAGTGCGTTTTGAAGTTGTTTTAAAGATGCCGCAAAAGTCGTGTGTTCTGTCGGAGTAAACGAAGCTTTCTCTATTTTTTCATGGTATTGTATCGCTCGTCCACTCTCATCAAACTCATCTTGTGCTTCTAAAACTCCCGAGACAGGCTCTCCACACGATCGACATACTGAGAATCCCGCGTCTTTCACTGTCCATCGCTTCAAGAATTTGCGTGGATCGCTCTCATATGACCCACTTAATTGATCAAGAGTATGCTCACAAATCAAAAACTGTCCCGATTCCTCCTTGTAAACATTCTTGTCAAGTGTGTGGTCTGTATCATATATGATGGCAGTAATATCAGTTCCTCGGTCTTCGGGTGTGCGTGATTCATCTGCTAAAATATCCAATATGAATTGACGTGTTTCGGACAATCCGAGGGACTTGTCGGCTTTTGGGACTGCTGCTATAATATCAATGAACTTTTCAGTGTATTTGGTGATATACTGTTGATATTCTTGTAGAATTTGGGTTTCTGTACCCGGAACCCACGCAATCTTGTTTTTGTAAGGTGTTTCTTCACGTTCGTGTGTGACGAATGATAGCGGTAGACAACCACCACCCGGTTTGTATTCACGAGCAGGTCTACCTTTCGCATCAGGACATTCAGAAGCACCATGACCTATCCATCCGCACACAAAACACTTATTTGCTCGAAAAACACCCCTCATCGCAAAATCTGAGAATTGAGTTATGACGGTAGGAAGACAGTCTTCTGCTGTTCCTTCAATAGGCTGAGCATCCGGTATTATAACGGGAGGAGGTATTGCTATTGGTGCTTGGGTACCAACCCGCGACAAAAGAATACGAGAGACAAGTGTTCCCGCATCCAACTGATTTGATAGCCATCTGCGTGTTGAAAGACCAGGGTACCACGGCGTTTTGTAAATGTCAAGCAATGCTTTTGCTGGGGCGTCTTCTGCCGATCGTTTTTGGGCTATTTCAACAGGAGGAGCACCTTCCTCAACCAAATCTAGAGGAGGAAACGACTCTTTCCATAAATTCCACGGAATGTCTTCGAGTGTCAGATCGTATAGTTTCAGGTAGGGAGGTGCGTCTTTATAGGGATTTGATGTGCGTGGAACAGCATGCTGCATAATCGCATCTACACTCGGAAGAAGAATTGGGAGAGGTTCGGTAGATTCTATCGTGATAGGCTCCGTTCTCAACCCTAAAAAAGGATGGTCTGCGAGTGGATTTGGTGGTGCGAGTGCCGGTACCCCAATCGTGTATCCACTAAATGTCGCAACATCTTCTGTATCCGGTCTTGGAATTCGAGCGATAGTGTATGTTCCATCTTCTTTATATGCGGTTTTTGTGTAGCTATATGGACCAAGTGCTTTCCGATTGTTGACGATGGCATCGTATACAACCTGTCCTTCCGCATCTGGGAAATATAAGGCACTTTTTGGTAAGGAGTCCAGCATCAAAAGATAGTAATTCGGTTGTAACCCGGTAAAAAGAGGAGACCATTTTTGGCTCCACACGTAGGTTGTTATAGCAGGTTCTTTGTTGTAGGCATATGTAACCCACGGCAGTTTTAGAGGTCGGGTACTTCCGGACTGAGTAAAGCCTGTCTCCGATTCACGAAGGTGAGTAGAATACAACAGTTTGAATGCTTCTACTTGGTCTTCGGCTTTTTTCAGGATGGCTTTTGGAACCTTCTTTCCGGATTGAGGAAGCAATTTCTCCAAAAAATCAGAAGTTTGTTCTGTCAACGTGTAAAAACGTGTTTGTTCTGGTCGTTGAACAAGTTCATCGAATTCAAATTCTTCGAGCACCTGAAATTCAGATGTCGGATTAAACAACAGTAGGTCGCCTTCTTCCATTGTATGTTAGAAGTTTAAAGTATTCCCAAGCAGGTGTCGCAGTACTCTACAATCTTCGCTGAAAGGTATGCCATAATTTCATCGGTCGTTTTCTCTGTAAGAAATCGCACACGCATCTCGGATCGTAAAGGATGTGGGACATCATAGGATACAAAATCCACCAATCCTGACTCGTACAATACAGCTTGGATAAGGGCTCCCAAGGTATGTCCTTCAACTTCTGTTGTGACCATATACACATTCGGCTCATTCTCGCGTACAATTTCAGTCTTTACCCATTCTGTAATCCGCTTCTTGATAATTGCGAGAGCATCTTTTACAAGTTCAACGGCTGGAATAACGCCAATACTTTCCACCGTGAAATCAAACCAATCCGGACGTCCTTTTTCATTTGTATGAAATGACTTCTGCTTGTAAAAGTTGTCAAACAGACTTTCCTGTCCCGGATTATTCTCCAGAAAGATCTGGCGATTTTTCAGTTCTTTTTCAGGATCGACATGGTAAGAATAGGTTGAGACACACACGTGCGATGAAAGAGGATTCACCCGCAAACTGGCGGTAATATTAACAGTTTCATCCTTCTTTACCTTCAAGAAGTATAAGGGTGTATCCAAGTCACGATCCCTCAATAGAATGTCGTTACGACCGCCTGTTACCCCAAAATTATCCGTGGTAACTTTACCGGGTTCTACTACACGCAGAGTGAGTTTTGCACTACGAATAATGTCTTCTTCGGTGTGTCGGACATTCACTGGAAGAAGTTCAGTTCGCAGCCTCAACATTTCGTGTGGTACAAGTGTGGTATTCTCCAAAACTTGGACATCGGTAACTTCAACAACCGGCATCTCATTTAAGAGAATACGACGGATCGCATTGGCAAATTGAATTGGGACGTCACGCAGCTGGAACTGAGTTCGAAATCCGGAAGGAGATGTTGAGATAGATGAGATCATTGGTTGAGTAGCTGCCATTCGTTGTCATTCTATTCGTTTTTATCTGCGTAATTCAAAATGTCGGCGAACCCGAACGTTCCCGTTCTCTTTTACAGTGAGCGTTGTGCCAATTCCAAAGAGGTTGTTCAAACAATCCAGGCTCTGAACAAGGCTTCTTTGTTCCGCTTTGTATGTATTGACACGACACCTCGCAACTATATACCCCCCGAAGTAAAGGCAGTTCCCACCGTAATCAATCCTCAGACAAAAGAAGTTATTACTGGAAAAGCAGCTATTTTTGCTAGAATTTCAAAACCGGTTGAATCTCGTCGTGAAGTACCCCAAGCACGCGCCGCTCTACCTACCCAGCCAAGCGAATGGTCTTTTAATGATGTTCAATCCATGTCTTCTACCTACTCCTTTTTGGATGAGAAGGCGAAACAGCCCGATGATCAGTTGAACTATTCCTTTTTAGATGGTATTAAAACATCCGGTCAAGACTTAGTGACGGGAGATGTCGGGGCTCGCCTAGAACAGATGGAACAATCCCGTAGTGCGGAATTTAAAGCCAGTTCGCGTCAGTAATATAGTATAAAATGAATCATACCAAGGCATTTTTCCAGCAGTTTCAGACAGTGGTGGAGCAACTACAAGAGATGTTTCCCGAAGATGTTGATTTCCCAACTTTTTCGACCTTTTTGGGACTTTTACAGAAGACGAATCCAACCTTGGTTATCAAGACATTTTACGATAATGTGAATGTCAAGTATTCCAAGCAAATTGATGATCGTGATGAGGAGTTTATTACAAAGTATAAGGGCGAGGAATACGGTAATGATATGATTGATATTGTCTCAAAGCTCCAAGGTTATTGGACTGTATTGTCTCCGGATACTCGGAAGTCTATTTGGATGTACATGTTTGTTCTGAAGGAACTCGCAAAAAAGATTTATACGCCAGCTGCGTGAATAGTATAAAAGATGGAACTCGCAATTGTTGATCCTACTGTATCTGAGTTTTACGAAGGAAAGAACCAAACAGGAGAGAATTCTGGATTTGATCTTTATCTGCCCGCAGACTACGTGTTTCCGGCAAACTCTACCACAATGGTTCATTTCGGAGTTGCTGGAAAGACGGTGGATGGAGCCGGATATTGGCTACTTCCACGTTCCTCAATTTCAAAAACTCCGTTACGATTCGCAAACAGTCTGGGGCTTATCGACCCTTCCTATCGCGGTGGTCTGATTGTTGCGTTTTGGAACACGTCTTCTACTGAATATTCAGTTGTTCGCGGAACACGTCTCGCCCAAATTTCGGTGGCATCGCTGATGCCTTTTCGAGTATCATGGGTTGATAAGCTAAATAGTACATCGAGGGGATCCGGCGGATTTGGGAGTACCGGAATCTAAAAATGACACGAAAGAAGCCTATTCTGAAAGCGTTGCGTGATCAAGTATGGCTTCAAAAGATGGGCAAGGTATATGAAGGTAAATGTTCAACATCGTGGTGCCAAAACACAATCAGTGTAGTGAATTTTCAGTGTGGTCATAATATCCCCGAATCGAAAGGCGGTGAAACAAATCTCGCAAATCTTGTTCCGATATGCGTTTCGTGTAACTTATCGATGGGCAATCGATTCACATTTGATCAGTGGGATAAACATTCTAATGTGAAAGCACCTTGGTGGATATGCTGTTGATTTAGGCATAGCAGTTTTTATACGGACGACATGAAGCTTTTTCGGTAAATCCCATTTTTGTACACTTCTTGGTAAGACAGTATTTTCGGCTGAAACGTCTTGGGAACTTGTACTTTCGTTTACCGGTTTTACCTGTTTTACTCGGCATCCCTTGTCTTTAGAGAAGGTTAAAACACTTTGGTGGATATGGTGGTGACACCATCAATCAACAACCTGGAAAAACCAAACAGAATCGCAGAAGTATACGATGCCTCGGTTGTTTGAACCACTTTTAGAGTAGCAGCACAAAGGGGAGAGGCAGTTGTTAGAATACCACCCAAAAAACCCCACAAACCATCCGGTACACAGAATTTATCATACGCTTTAAGACCCAAATAATGAGAACTGTACACCATCCCTGCCGCTGCCAAACTTTTCAGAAGTCCTTCCATTGTAGATATTGCCGCTTTGCCGTGTCCTCGTTTTCCGCAATCACCCATTCCGCATTCTTGAAATCTGTCACCCGAATCTTGCCGTCAAACCCCTTTACAAACATACTCGGATGGACGTAGTCGTGAATCTTCACCCCTACATCCCACAGCCGATCAATCACATCATTTGCTGCCTCCACATCCTCCTTCTCAATCGGCAAGCCAGCATCCTCTGAAATCCACATCACAAATGTCCGCCCCACGACTTCAATCATCTTGCGTTGTTCCAACAGAAACGGTGCCAGATCGTGCGTCGACAAGAATGTCTGAAACTCAATCTCCCTGTTGTAGAGCTCCTGCCAATCGGAATAACCGGCAAACAGAGCTTTCGCCACTGCAAACTTTCCTTCGTGCTTCACATACATCACATAGTTGTCGGTATCATTCGAAATCATCTTCGCCGATCGGTCGTTTTCTATATAGATGTCTGAATCCATTTTGCTGTGTCCCCACACGGCACTGCTATTGTCCAGTACACTTTTTGCGTATCATCATACCTATCAATTCCTCCTTCAACGATCCGTGCCTAATTTCTTATTTATGATGGGGGCTTTTACAAGCATTTGGAATCACGGTGCACAAAGTTCTTATTATTTGATGATACTTGATCGAGTATATATGGTATTCTTGATCCTGTATTCTCAAAACCCACACTTTTTGATTCCGGGAGGAATGTTTATTCTGTCCAAATATAGCAAAACTTTTGGTACTGAACTACATTTGTGTGCCCACGCAACAGCAAGTTATATTGCGACATATACGTAACAGAAACGGATTATGAAAACATGGGTATTTGATTACCGTAATGGCGAGTGCTTTTGAAAATTTACCGGATGATATGATTTATGTGATACGAACATTCCTGGATTTTACTGCGGAGATGGCTCTGGACACCACCAGTAAAACAATCCGATCAGTTATGCGCGAGGTTGTTCATCCTCGTTGTAAAATTCTGGATTTTGATAAAGAATTGGACGACTCGATCCAATTTCCTCCCGGAATTGATATTTCAAAAACATTCCGAAAATATGCGGATAAAATCGGTAAACATGTTACAACATTTGTCAATTTGCGTTCCGGGTTGTTTATGATTCCGCCGGTATTATCACGAATGCCATTGTTGAAGCATATGCGTGTTTCGGCACCGATTATAATACACGAAGATGTTGTTAATGAATTTCATATGTTTCCATTAGCTGTTATCTTCTTTTGGAAACGTATTTGGGAATATTTGGAATCCGGACGATTTGTGACTCTTCTTATTTATGAACCTTCTACCTTTTCGATAGGTGATGAAGAGTACGTTTGTACATCCGAGTCAGCAGATCAGGTTTATACCCATGTATTGGAAGATGCGTATGTACACAGCCCTTTGCGTGGAAGCTCCGAATTGCTCGAATTGCGGCTGCCACTACAATCCGTTAGCGATTTCGGTGTTTTGTACGACCTGTTTCCAAAAGCAAAAATTAATCATTGGAAACGTATGGATGAACCAACAATTAATCGCCAAGCACGACTCAATAGACTTTTGATCGCCGCTTTGTAGGTCTGCGACGACGAGAGCGTCTACCCTTTCCAGCATAATTTGCTCTAAACAGAGTATCACCGATGGGCTGTCCCGGTGGTGGTGGTACGTACTTTTCCGGAATACCGAGTTCTTTAGCTCTAGCTTTAGCCGCTTTTACCCTCTCTTCTTCTGCTGCCATCTTTTTTGCCATCCATTCATCAGCGGTTTCACCACCGCGATGTTTTCGAGTACGTTTTACCATTTCTTATATTTTATGTCCATAATTAAATGAGTAATGCCCAGTGGAAAGATAATTCAACAACTGCTGTTTTGTATCCCACCGAAGTAAAAACGACTGTCCTAAATATCGATAGCACCTTTCGCGACAATCCCCAAGCAACAAGCTCCACGGATTTTTTGATTCGGTTACCACGTACATACAAGAACGTGATTACTGCTCGTCTTTCATCTATTGAAATACCTAATACATGGTACGCATTTGATGAACGACACGGTGAAACATCCATGCTTGTGAACGGAAAGTACGTATCTATTGCCAGTGGCAATTACAATCCAGCCACACTGGCTACTATGCTAGAAACCGCAATTAATAATGTCGTTGTTCAACCAAATTTGACGGTAGATTTTGGGTTGATTCCAGGTAAGATAAAAATCGATAATTCAGGTGTTCCGTTTAGTATGGAGTTTGGTTCTGCGGATACGTGCCAAGATTCTTCGGGTACTGTGGTGCGTACCTCTCGTAATCCCTATAATAACGGTCTGGGATACTTGTTGGGATTCACAGGAATGTTATATCGTGGCGGATCTTCGTATACTGCCGAATATGTCGTGAATACATTACGCGATAACTATATCTATTTGCAGCTTCCTGATCTTGAAGATTCCTTGGAATCGCATTCCTACAATGGCACAATTATTAAGGCATTTGCCAAAATAATTGTAAATGTAGATAAGAACGCCCTTATTTATGATAACGGTGCCAATATGTTGACCAAACAAACCCAGTTTGCCCAACCAATTAATATCTCGACTTTTCGAGTACGATTGGTTAATTCATATGGAAAATCGATAGATCTTATGTCGGATTGGTCGTTTACTCTTGAATTACAAGAAGTTGTGAGTTCCAAAGTTTATGAAGCCTATCGCAATAATCTTATAGCCGATTGTTGATGATGTGATTGGCAAGTAAATTCATAATTTTATGACGAATCACTTCTAACTCTTCGATTGCCTTGTCTTTATCTTCTTGGGTACGATTACTCTCAATATAAACGGCAGCTATTTCAAGAACCTGGACTTTATAGCCTTGAATAAACTGTAATCGGATCGCCTCTTGGTCTATAACATACCGATATTCATTATTAGTTCGGAACATTGTTACTTAGGCAGTAAATAGTGTGTAGGATTGTTCGCCACCTCCTGAAAATAATGCCATGTAGTTCCACTCACCATATACGGCAAATTGAGCGGTCGCAGTTATTCCGTCAATCGGTGTGTTAGTAGGAAGATAGTTATTGAAATCTCTGCCAAAAAAGTTTATAACACCTTGTTTTGATGTACTGAGTGTAATTGTAACATCACACAATGTTCCCTCAGCTGAGGGAACAGGGTCAATTCCTACTGTTATTGTTAAGGCATTTGAAGTTGAACTGAGATCTGTATATAGAGTATTCTCTGTAAACGTCGATGTAAATATACCAGGATATCCAAATACCCGTAACATCGTATCTATATTCTTCCCTGAGTTTGGATAATTTGTTGGCAATGTAGTGAGAGATGTACAACCAACAAACTGGTAAACCGCTGCTATGTTTGTCATACTTGGCGAGAATGTTACACTTGATAAGGATGTACATCCTTTGAATGCCTGCTGATCAACATAGGTCACCTCAGGCATATCAATAGTCACTAAACTTGTACAATTTTCAAATCCATTACCGCCAACATACGTTGTTTTTGGCATTGAGACATTCGTTAAGGATGAACAATTTACAAATGCATTATTAGCAATTGTCATAACCTCCGGCATATCAATAGTAACCAAACTTGTACAATTTTCAAATGCTACACTTGAAACCGCGGTTGTTTTTGGCATTGAAACATTCGTTAAGGATGTACAATTTTGAAATATATAATTGCCAATTGTCGTAACCTTCGGCATACTAATATCCGTTAATGATGTACAGCCGTAAAATCCATAAGCACCGACTTGCGTGACCTCTGTCATACTAATATCCGTTAATGACGTACAATCCGCAAATCCAAATGCAAGTATCGATGTTATCACAGATGGTAGGGTTACATTTGAAAGAGCTGTACATTCTGCGAAAGTTCCATCGGTAATCTCGGTTAATCCAGTTCCGAAATTGATATCTGTCAACGACGCACAATTGGCAAATACGCTGGGATTCATAACTGTTAAACTATTTGGGAGGGTGATTGATGTTAGACCCGCCCCGGAGAATGCAAACCATGGTAGAAATTGTAATGTCGGAGGAAACACAAACGTTGTAAGAGATGCACAACTTTCAAACGCACTTTGACCAATTGATATGATATCTTCTTTAAAAATCACATTTTTAAGTGCGCTACAACCGGCGAAGATACCGTAAGGAATCTGCGTTATTTCAAGTGTCACGCTCTCCAGTACGCCACAATAATAAAAAATATAGTCTCCAAGAGTAGTTACCGTACTGGGTATCGTAAATTGCTTGAATCCACACTCAGCAAACGCACTCTGACCTATAGTTGTAACCGACGCAGGAACTGTTATTTGAACACTTCCATCAGGATGTATAAATCCTGCTAGAGAACTACAAGCATTAAATGCGTTATCCCCGATTGTTTGAATACCGCTACCAAGTTTTACACGTTTTAGGGTTGAACAGTTCAGAAAAGCACTAGTGGGAATACTAGTTAATCCCGAGGGCGGTAATGTTACTGAGAATAAGTTGAAGCAGTTCGTGAAACAGTTTGTTCCGATCGAAGTAACGCTAGGCGGAATTACAATTTCGATTATTCCTGTCTGCTCGAATGCAGAGTTTCCTATTGTTGTTAGCTGAGATGAAGGAGAGAAGGTAACCTTTTTTAAGTTATCACTGTAGAGAAAAATGTTACTAGCCAATTCGGTCAGACCACTTCCTATTGTCACCTCCGTGAGATTTATACACTGAAAAAATACGCTAATTCCCATACTAGTTACGCTATCCGGTATAACAATCGTTTTGGCAATACAATACCGAAACGCACATTCCCCGATCGTTACTGTTCCGCCCAAATCGATGTCCGTAAGCGATGCGCATTGGTCAAACGCAAAATTTCCTACGATTTCGAGTGTACTTGGTAATTTCAGGCTTGTGATAGCTGTCTCCTGGAATGCGTTATCTGCGATTTCGGTGATACCCTCAGGTATAATGAGCGGACCCGCGATCGTCCCTGTATATCCCGTAACTACTGTACCTGAATAGGTTAGCTCCGAGATGGGCGGAAGTGTTAACTCTATGTTTAACTCAGTCGCAGCATCTGTGATTGCGGTTACGGTCATCGCCGGATTCGTAAAAATCAGGTTTGTTGCCGAGACTGTATTCAGAATCATTGCGAGAGCGTTTATAACATCAGGATTTGTAGCGTCTCCAGGGAATGAGAAATTGTCCACTGTTGATGGGAATGCACTGGGATCATAGTAGGTCACGTTTGCTCCTAATACTACAGTTTGTATTGGGGAATCTGAAAATACACCAGCCGACACATCTGTAATTCCATTGCCAATTGTTACCGAAACCAAATTCGAACACCCAGCGAAGGCACCTGGCTCTATCGATGTATACGTATCCGGTATTTTAATGCTGACTAATCCTGTTCCAAAGAACGAATTACTTCCAAAGCTTGCCATTTTGTCGGTTCCTATTATATTATTACTCTGATTATATTCTAATTCACATTCGGATTTCGTCTATGATTAGTGTATTTAAATTACGTGCGTTTTTTGCGAAATTGGGTGAGAACGTGAAAGTTAAGCCTGTAACGACTTTTGTTACAGTCGCATTATTTTCTAACAAGCCGTCTTCAGCTGTTGTAGCTCCTGAATCTGCCACATTCAATATCGTACCTGTAGCACCAACTCCTGTAATTTTATTAGTCTCATCAATCGTAAACGTGATGATGTTCGGATCCGCAGGTGTTGTAAAGGTGTGTATATCGGTAATTAGGGCTAATGCAGATGGATCTATCACGTCTGTAAACAGGATCGCGATTTTGTAGGTTGTGCTGGGATCTAAGTAATATGAAAGCGTAGCTGATGTTCCAACAAGTGGAGCGTATGTCAGTATACTTTCGTCGCTCGCCAATAAGACTGCACTCAATATGCTCGAGACAGACGAGTTAAACTTAGTAGAGTAATCCTCGGTTTCCACAGTTATAGTATTCTCAGTGTTTCCATTCGCATCCCCTGTATACGACGAGTCCACTATATCAATTGATGGCGTGAGAGAGGTACAGAAGAGAAATGCGTTGACTCCAACAGATGTCACATTCGGCATTATTATCGATGTTAATCCAGAACAATGTAGGAATGTTTCAACATAAATACTTGTGACGCCAGGAGGCAGCGTGATTGTTTGTATGGAACTACATCCCTGAAACGCACCGGGTCCAATACTTGTGATGCTAGAAGGCAGGTTGATTGTTTCTAGGGAACTACATCCTGCGAACGCACCGTTTCCAATACTTGTGATGCTAGAAGGCAGGTTGATTGTTTCTAGGGAACTACAGTCTGAGAATGCGTCGGGTCCAATAATTTCCAACGTAGTTGGCAGCGTTACACTTGTTATGGTAGAACATGATAAAAAGGCAGCTTCTCTGATCTCAGTGACATCGTCGGGTATAACCAATGTCTCAGGCACTGGTCCTCCGACATAGCCCGTCAGGATCGTCTCTCCTTGATCCAAGTACACAAACGCAAATGGCTGTTGAGTTGTCGTGGTAGTTGTAGTTGTGGTTGTGGTAGTAGTTGATGTTGTGGTAGTTGGAGGCTCTGTAGTTGTGGTTGTGGTTGTGGTAGTAGTTGATGTTGTGGTAGTTGGAGGCTCTGTTGTTGTGGGAGGAGGCTCTGTTGTTGTGGTGGTAGTAGTTGTGGTTGTGGTAGTTGTGGTATACGGCGTATCTGTCGCGATAAAGTTTAGAAGGTACAAACGTGTATTCTCAACTGCTTCTCGAGACATAACTGAATATTCCGCTGCATCAGAACCATCTCCCACCACAAAGGTCAACATAGGGTTCGCGTGTCCACCTGAGATCGGCGAACCAGACAGATCATACCTGACTTCCTGAATAATGGTGTATTGTATCGGAATACTGAACGAATCTCCGTCTTGTAATGCCAATTTATCGTACTGTGGCTCCGAATATCTGTAGTTGCTGTACGCTTGAATAAAGAACTCCTCTCTATACGGTATTACCTCTGGCGAATTTGCCCACGAAAGCGTCTCAATAAGCTGCGAAATCGTTATTTGGGGTATCATAAAATCGGCGGAATTCAAAATCGCCAAGCCTCCGAAATTACTCCATACTGTTCCCAAAAATGATATATTATAAATTAATCCACACACATTCTGCGTATTCTGGTTAGGGTCTAGTTGCGAAATAAAGGGATATTTTTCACCGCTATTACTTCCGCTAAATACGTTTGAATCTAGTCTACCCAGGTCATTTGTTACAGGTGGAAGAATATCCCAAACAAACTTGAATGATTTTGCTGAAGTGATTTGGTTAACAGGCGTGTCGTCTGCTTCTGTGTAATACGTATCTGTAACAAACACATTGTTCAGTACCGATGTCGGAACATAAATGTCAATTTGGTGGGCTCCTGTCGTATCCGGCGACTCAATTCCTTCACTCGTATTCAAGTATGCTGTTCTTGTACTACTTGCTAACGCACTTAATACACTCTTGAAGAGTAGTGTTGTACTCATTATTAATACAATATAAAATTTCAAATATTCAAATATTCAAATCAAGCGAGCTTTCCCACCTGTTTTTAATATTTATGTTTCCTTGCTTATACCCCTCTGACCCCCTATTTACGCTCTAGACAGGTCAACAGTGTCACCAACTGCAACAAAGTGAAGCATGTAATTCACTGTGCTGGTTACAGACTCTTTCTTCATCACCGAGAACTCCTGAGCACTGATACCCGAGCCAACCACGAAGGTCAGCATATGGTTCGAGTGGTCATTCGTACCAGGTCCATCAATCGGAGAGCCGGACAGATCATAGTTCACCTCCTGATAGACCTGGAAGCGCACAGGCACCTGGATCTCGTCGCCATCCGTTAGAGCAAGGCGTTGGTAGCTCAGATCATACTTGTACTGGTTGTATGCCTGAATGAACAACTCCTCTCGGTAAGGACGTACATCCACCGCGTTGGCAGTGTTCAGAACAGTAGAATACACCTCGCTGACTGTCAGCGTTGCACGTTTAAACAAATCGGAGTTGTAGTTGAGAATTGCAGTGGACTGATTGTGGAATACAGTGCCCATAAACGCCGCCGCCGTGTTGCCGCCTGCGCCCAGCCCACGGTTGGCGCTCTGTAAAATCGTCGGGATTGACTGGTTTTTGTTAGTTGCACCAGCAGTCGTGCTGAAGTCATACTCGGAGAGAGTAGCGTATAATCCGGTAGTTGATTGCGAGGGGTTCCAAACATTCGCATGTAATTCACGTAGTTCTGCAATAGGTGTAGCGTTGAGATTGCTCCAGGTAAAGGAGAAGTCGAGTGGCTGACCCGACACATTCTGTCCGCTGACTCCTGCTGCCACCATCGCAAGATAACCACGAGCATCTCCTATTTCGCCCATCGACAGATCAGTAAACACGCCCGCTGCTCCGCTCGTGTTAAACACTGTATTCAGATGGGCGGCAGCCACATTGATGTAGATGTCTACGTCCGGGGCATATGTGAGCTCAATGCCCTCGGATGTGTTTAGGAGAGCAGTACGCGTGCTCTCCGCACCAGCTTGTAGAACGGTTTTAAGCGTTAGGGTTACTGGTGTCGCCATTTCACTTGTTATGTTATAAACGCAGAAAAATTTTCATTTACGGTTGGCAAAACTTTTTAAAAAGCGGCTGGCAAAATAATATGAACCCGGTAGTACTCCAATCAACTACCGAAGGTATTTTTACAATGAATATGATTACGGTCATTGAAGAACTTTTGCGAGTTTGCTACTGCCCCCCTTGCCCTCCATGCTCTCGTCTTCAGTCAAAAATGAAGACAGTTCTCGAAGCAAAAGCCGACGCAGGTCGTGTGGCTATACTTGCGGATACTGATTTTATTGCATTCATTTTTGCTAAGGCTTTTCCCGGTGTTTCCTTTCCGGCTGAGGACGATCCACGTGTTGTTGCCATTAAGGCAGCCGTGGACAAGATGAAGAAGGGCGGCTAATCCTCCCAACGCGTCCGGCACCACTCTTCGTGGGCAATTCCCCACTCCATTTCACAATACAAGCACGGCGAGTGGTCCACTATGAGCATTCCGTCGTAAAACACCATAACGTCGGAACAGCCCTTGAACCAAACCCAACACTTCTCTACAAACTCATAATGCGACAGTGCGATATCACAAGAATTGTGCTCGACACTGATATTCGTAACCTCAGCCCCTTCCATCATTTTCACGCCTTCCTCGACTGTAATTCCCTTAAACATAACTTGCGACATCCTCGGCGACACTCCTCCTTTTGAAGGGGGCTCACGGATCCGTTTTGTCAAAAACGGATTCTCGTATCCTCGGCGAAGGATGGGAAGTATACAAGAATGGTAGCTTACGTTGTTCTTCAATTTCGTTGTGATATTTTGGCGATGTATCGGTTGTACTCTGACAGGCATTCCGCCTATGAATTTATCGAGAACTACACCGAAGAGACAAAGAATATGTGGTGGAAGGTTATGCCCATCAACAGCGGCGACATTCAGGTGGGGCAGACGTACGAGATTGTTCTGAACGTTCACTGGGAAACTTCCCCTCGTGTTATGGTCGTGGGCGTCTACGATCCCGGTATGATTCCGGAGAATATTCGTGAGAACGAGCTGCTTTACGCAGAGACACTCACCTGCGAGTAATCTCCATCTTCCGACAAAAAATTAAAACAAAGAGACCCAGAAAGGTCTTTTTCAATTGTGAGATGTTTGATACCATTCAGCGTAATCGGAATTGGGTTGAACACACTATCAAAAACCCGTGCTTCCCCGATTCCATCATTCAAAACAAGACCCTCTTTTTCACTCAGACGTAGTTTTCCGATCTTTATACTCGAAGGAACCGTAATATCCGCCACAACCGGCTCGGCATTCTTTATTTGGAGAAACGCACACTTTTTATAGATACGTACCCACGTTGGACCCGCAAATACTCCGTCATCTGTATGAACCAACCACCTCAAACTATCCCAGAACATCCGTGTAATCGGCTTGTTGAATGTATGTAGAAATGAAAGCCATTTCACTGCTGAATCCATCATCAATACCGAGAGCGTCCTATCACTGGATACCAACATCTCGTCAGGAGATGTCGCAATATACGTTGTCGATTGTGAAGAAATACGATGAGCTGATCTATTTTCGATCTGATAGAGACCCCCCACACCCGTCGCATAAACATCTCCCTTAAATTCCGCAATATGTTCGAATGTTTCCGGATACTTTCCCGGATAGAGTCGCCATTCGGTTCCAATACGCTGTAATAACGTCCCTTCATCTTCATAAAACTTGTTTGATAATGCCGTGCCAACCGCAAACGATCCCGCAACAAAGGTGTTTGAATACTCTCCTTCGTCTCGTGTTTCGGGTATCCAACCGTTAGATGTATATCTCACAAACTGCCCTGAACCATATCCCACTAATATATCCTCGTGTGTTTTGGTGAGACATGTCAACATCGGGGAACGAATTGCTGTCCATCCTCTCCCAACACTGGTATATACATGCCCATTTTCCCCAAGACCGTAATATACAGAACCAATCTGCTGAATACACGATAAATCACTGCTAAAATATTGAAATGGAGCACTCTCTTTTGATTCAAGAACTTGAAGAGGTCCCGAAAACTGAAAGCCTGAAGATACCGTAATTCTTCCGCTTTTAAATTTAAGATGATCCGGTGTTAACTCGAGATTGTCAGTACGTATTTCTCCGTCACACAAGCTTACTCCCGATACAAACACAGGTCTATTCAGTGTTATCCGACTTGAATTACCTTCAATAAAGTCACCTATAAAAAGAGTTCCGGATTGTTTGTTTGATATACCCGCATTGCTACCAATAGCAATCACATTCATTCCGGTATTAAATGCCGCCGCACGATTTCCAACTGCCACAACGTTATGTCCCGTATTTTGATAGGCTGTTTCGGATCCTAACGCAACTGTATGATGTCCTTTATTCTGATAGCCCGCATAGTTACCGAATGAAACAACATTACATCCATCTGAAATATTGCCTACATTCGTTCCATAAACCCTCACACAATCTTGATACAAATTCCCAACTAAATTTCCCCCAAATGTTAGATCACCTTTCACGTGTAAAGAAGGTATCACGGTATGTCCTGTGACAAGCGATGCCGCAATCGCATTTCCAATAAGAAGTGTGTTGTTAACACGATGTGCGTTCGTTCCTCTTCCTACAAAAATATTGCCCGATCCTTCACAATTGAAACCGCTGTTTACTCCAATGTAAATATTGTGATCTCCATTCGCCGTATAACCAGCTGCTTTTCCAATAAAAATATTTTCAACTCCGCGTGAATGTTTATGTGCAGCTTCTGAACCCAGAATCACACTTTCTTTTACCGAGAGTGGTCTTAAAAGTGACCCAGCACCCATCACAACGCATTTTTCCATTGTTTAATGAAGAGTAACTGTAGGTGTAAATATACCGCCACTGTTTGGTAGTGCCGAACCGTATTGATATGTAATCCCCGTTGCTTGACTTGTTAGTGCGTTTAGTGTTCCGTAACGTACCGGAACATTTCCATATAAATCAAAAACGATTGGCTCGACAATTGCCCATACATCTGTGATTGAATCAGCATAGTTATAGGTATTTGTATATGTATATGATCCATACGGACCCTGAATTGTAAATGTTGCGTCGATCGTTTTCGGTACCACGAGCATCATTCGAGCACGGACAGGTCGTACAAGATCAAATGCCGGTAGATTAGGGTTTTCAACACATGTTGTGCTTGTAGCTACATTTCTTCGGTATCCAGGCAAATAGTTTGTTGTTAGTCTTGATAGACTAGGGTTTTGGATGTATTGTGTATCCAATACCGGACATAACCTTGTTTGTGCTCTGAACCGTGCGGTCATTGTTTAGCTCGTACAAACGGTTTTTTCAACTTGTTGTAGATGAAAATTTTGAAGAAGAAGATGCCGGCGAAGAAGAAGACGAAGAAGACGAAAGCCACGATAGCTTTTCAACAATCGCATACGGTGGCACGGATGAACTATTGCCATCAATGAAATATCGGATTTCAACTCCTGTTATCAGACCAACTGCAATACCATCTCCTCCGCCACCATGACTGTGCGACTTGTACTTGACCTTGTCACCCACTTTCAGAATACCCGACATTTTTAGTATCTGAAAGTATCCTAGGCAGAAAATTCGTTTTGTAGCGGCACCAAAACGGATTGGTAAGTTTCTAAAGAATGGAAGAAAGTGGTGGCGAGGAAGATGGCAGGGATTTCGATTTCGACTTTTGAGGACAAGAACGACGAGAGCAAGACGATGAGCAACTCCGTGGCATTTCGCTACAATTTCGACGCATTCGGCGTTCAGGGACAGATGATCAAGGCAGCACTGGAAAACATTGAGGGTGAAAACAATTGGGATCGGCAGGACTTTGCGGTGTACGAGGAGAAGTTTGAAGAGGGGTACTCTCTCCGACAGACGGGAGATGACGAGGCGGCGTTCAAGTGTTTCGCGGAGGCAGCTTCTGCCGGACACTCGGAAGCCATCTTCCACTGCGGAGTGTGCAACTACGACGGTATCGGCGTGGAGAAGAACGAGGAGATTGCGGTCGCATGGTTCATGTGTGGCGCGCAACAGGGACACGCGGACTCGCAGTACTGGCTTGGGTATTGCTTCCGCAACGGAAAGGGGGTGATGAAGGACGCCGACGAGGCTCGGATGTGGTTTGAGCGGGCGTACGAGAACGGCAACGCCTTGTCGGCTCACGAGCTGGGGTATTCGCCCCCGTTCATCGTCGACATGGCGGAGATGAACGCGGACAGCACGTTCAAGCTCCACATGCTCTGCATGGACACTCCGAGCCTCCAGGATGTCCTCGAGATCATTCGGGACGACCCGCTGGCTGCTTTCCGCCGCGACATGAACGACCAGACAGCCCTCAATCTGGCATGTCTGCGTGGCGCGAGCGTCGAGGTGGTGGAAGCTCTGATTCGTTCGGAACCCGATAACTTGTACCTGCCGGACAAGTACGGGTGTTTGCCGCTCCACTACGCGTGTCAGCGGATGTTTGGCAAACCGGAGGTCGTAGAACTGCTGATGAAGGAGTGCCCGGGTGCTGCGCACGTGGCTGCTGGCGGCAAGTTCCCGCTTCATTACGCCTGCTATTCCTACCAGCCCTACCGGGTGTTCGCCGCGCTGCTGAGGGAGTGCCCGCTTGCCGCGAACTTCCCGCACCCCATCGGTGGAGGCATGCCCCTCCACATTGTCTGCGAGAACATGCCGGCGAACATTGTTGCTCTTGTTCTGGAGGCGGGCGTGGAGTCGGTGGGCGTTCGGGATGACAACATGAAGTTGCCGCTCCACGTCGCATGCCGGTCGAGTGCGTCGTTCGAGGTCATCGACATGCTGCTGAGGGCGTACCCCCAAGCAGCACGTGAGCGGGTGGCTTCGACCGGAATGTTGCCGTTGCACTGTGCACTCTTGTCGCACTCGCCGACAGACCTTCGCATCGTCAAGGCACTGCTGGACTTGTTCCCCGAATCCGCGAGTGATGCCCTGACCAGCTACCCGCACCAGGGCAAGCTGGCTCTCCACCTCGCGTGCGAGAAAGGCGAATCGCTCGGAGTGATCACGGCACTGATGAAGGCGTACCCGGCTGCCGTTTCCACGAAGGACTTCAATGATAAAGTGCCGCTTCACAACGCGTTTATCGGGGAGAACTTGGCAGTGGTGAAGGCGATCTGGTCGGCGTTTCCGGAGGCGGTAAAAATGAAGGATGTGTACGGGAACCTCCCGGTGGATCTCGCACGCGAGCACATCGTGTCCGACGAGATTATCGGGATACTCCAATCTTCATTGACCGGCTACGACAAGCTGATCGAGGAGTTCATGGACACTTCCGACCGCATTCGCCGCGAGATGAACGAACTGCCGGTGGGCTCGGAGGAGCGGAAGGCGAAGTGGATCTCGTTGATGACGGAGGAGTGCGTGTTCGCGCCTTCTGTCTCAGACCCGACGGCACGGATGATCATCCAGAAGCTCCTGCGCAAGCTCGGGGACATCCAGGAGGAGACCCGGCAGGCATGGGAGTAAAACACAAAAACACACTACAAAACAACCAAAACACAAAAACACACTACAAAACAACCAAAACAAAAAAGGGGGGAAACCATCTCTTTTTTGTTCAGAATGGATTTGGGGTGTCTCTATCTTTTTAGATGGCAACGAAATGACTGCCGAACTGTTCCGATTCCGCGAGGAGATGATCCTTCCATACCAAATTATTGAAAAGTATGAAGAAGGACGTTTAGAAGCTATGGTTATAAAGTGCCCGGCGCAATTACAACGTGTGCGAGAGCTTAACCAACGAGTGATTGAACTGATGTCCGATTACGATGATAAGTGCGATCTTTACGAATCGTCATTGTCAACGTATGAGGAACGGTGTTTGTTTACAGAGAGTCGGCAGGCTGTTGAAATCAGGTATTACATTCTGAAAGAGGAAGCATACCAGTACGGATACAGTAACCTGTTTATAGACACACCGTAAAGTCTATCAAATGATGAATGTATACTGGCTTCTAGCAGGATACGGAATATTTCAGTTCGAAAGTCTTTTATTCATAATTTTATTGCTTTTAAAACCATTCGGAGTTATCATGTACAAAATTAACTATGATACGGAATCTTATGGAAATATACTTAACATTATCGATAAAGAATCTAACATTTCAGGATCAACCTTAATACGTTCTAAAAAAACTCCAACCGGATTCTTTTTCAGTAAAAATGCGATCGGACATATTGAATCGCCATGTTCCTACAATGCGACAGAATTCAAAATAACAATCATTACAACCTTAAAATACTATGAATATCTCACCAAGAAGGAAGATATTCAGTTTTTAGATACAACACCCTCTACCCACACAACAACCGCATCAGATGTCGTCAAAATATACCAACGTCATGGAACATATGCGGAATTTTGCTATATCTATTTGAAACTCGATTTGAAAGGGCTTTCTCCTTATCCCGAACAGAAACCGATTGTTGATGAAATCGCTTCTGATTTTTCAGTAACAAATAAACTCAGTGTATTCATTGAAGGAGTACCGTGTAGCGGAAAAAGTTCTATTGGGTACTTGCTCGCTAAACAACTCGGAGCAGCATATTGTCATTCATTTAATCCATCCGATCCTGGAGACACACTCTCCTACGTTGTTTCTCGTATTCGGCGTGATGATGCGGAATATAGCATTGTGTCCCCAATTATAATCGTTCTTGAAGAGATCGATGTAATTCTACACAAGATACATACCGGCACACTTCAGCTGAACAATCGTATGCCTACGAGTGTCAAGGATAAATCCTCTTGGGCGTCGTTTTTGGACGACATGATTTTCTATCCGAATATGATCGTAATCCTTACCAGCAACAAATCAAAGGAAGAAATTGATGCGATGGATTCAGCTTACTTGCGGAAAGGGCGTATACACAAATACTTCAAAATGAACACACCGCTTCATCTTCCGGAAGACTAGACTTTTGATAGCTTCCGAGACTTCCGGGACTTCCGGGACTTCCGGGACTTTCTAGAACCTCCCGCTGCTGCTGCTGCTGCGGTAGCCGGTGGGGGCTGCGTGGGATGCATTGGTCTATAATTCAGTAGCATATCAGTTAACATCTTCTTAACATTTTGATAATACGCGTTCGTATCATTAGCAATCATCAAAGGAGTTTCACCTTTATTATTTCTTTTGAGCCGGTCAGCTCCGTAATCAAGAAGCAGTTTTGTCCGATCACTGTTTAATCTCATGGCGGCGATATGCAATGCAGTATTGCCGTTATTATCGGCGTCGTTCACATTGGCTCCTTTATCCAACAAAACTCGAACTACATCCCCATTACCCACTCCGATAGAGTAAATTAATGCAGTCGCACCACGAGGTCCAAGAGCGTTCACCTCGGCTCCTCTATCCAAGAGCAATTTTACTATCTCATAATTTCCGTTCTGGACCGCTCTCATCAACACAGTATCATGTTGATGCTGTGTGTTTGACAAGTCGGCTCTTTTATCCAACAGCAATTTTACAATATCATAATTTCCTCTAACGACCGCTCTCACAAACACAGGAACTCCATATTTATCAAGAGCACCAACATTTGCCCCCGCATTTAACTCAGCAGCGACCGCATCGATATTTTTGTTTGTAATGGCAAGAAAAAGGGCACCATCGTGGCTGTTGTCTGGCATATTGTTTTTAACAGCCCTTCTTAAAGCACAGCAAGCAAAGAGGACCGCCGGTACCTTTTTCAATGTAGAATCCAATTTTAGAAGTTTTGGACCTTTTTGGAAACTTTTCTCACTTGACAGAATCCCATTTCAACTTTTATAAAACTTTCAAGAGAGGAGAAGA